TGGCCTTCAGCGTTGTGCAAGATGCGATTAAACGCACAGAGCAGCCTCCTCAGTCTCAAGCAATCCGATTATCTCGGAAAGCTCCCAAACGTGGTCAGTCAGGCCCGCCGCCATCGCCGGAGTGATGCGCAGCGACTGGTGGATGCGCGCGAAGTTGTAGTGAACAAAGTGGAGCGCCACTGCGAGCCGATGGTTCTCCACTTTCTTGCTGAAGCCATTGGTCAGGCGGGTGAAACGGCGCATTCCCATTCGCATCGTGAGGTTCTGCCGCTCCGCGTGGCTTGTGCAGATGGCGTCGCGGTCTGGCGCGCCAAAGACAATCTCTCGCTTCGCGCCGGTGACGACGCCGGGGCTGTATTTGCCTTCGCCCCACGGCTCCGCGTAAATCTTCACGACCGTTCCGTAATCGACTGGCGAGCCGTTGAACGCGCCTTTCATGGCCAGCGCGTAAGCCTTGTGCCCGTCCGTCGCAATCTGAACGCGCTCCGCGAGACGGGGCGAGAGGTTGCGAAGGAACTTGTAGGCGCTCATCGTTGTGCGGTCGCCCACATACCAAGCTGGGATCAACTTTGTCGTCCGGTCGATGGCAACCCAAGTCCAGATGTCCCCGGCCTTGCCAGTACCGCGCAGATGCGATGGAACGTTCTTTTGCTTCGCGTAGCAGAAGCTCCAAATCTCGTCGCATTGAAGCGACGTGCATGGCAGGTTCACCATGACTTTTGCGGCGAACTTCTCGCACGCTTCACCAAGGTCCACAGCGAGCCGCTGAACGGTTTGCCTTGCGAGTCCAGTCATGCGGCAAGTGGAGCGCTGGCTGTTGCCTTCCACAAGGCAGGCAACGGCGCGCGCGCGGTCTTCGTTAGTGAGTCGGTTCATAGGTCAAGGGTTGGCTTTGGCGATGGCCTTACGAGCCACCCGCTCAATCATGCTCGGCGTGACGTTGTTTCCAATGTGCGCAGCCGAATCCGCAATCCCTTGCAAGGTTGCAAGAAGGTCAGCGGTTACGCGCTTGTTCCACTTCGCGACAACCCGGTTGACTGCTACCACCGGAGCTTCGTTAAGTATCCAGCTTTCAATGTTCAATCCGCACCGCGAACATGCTACCCGCGCGACGCCGTTGTTCACTGTTTGAATGGCAGTGTGACCGCACAACGGGCATCGCTCCAATTCGATGGTGATCACAGCGCACCCCCGTTCGCTTTGGCGTTATGTTTTTGAAGCTCCTTGTGCCTTTCCTCTTTAACCTCAGCCGCTATGTCGCGCTTGATTTGAGCAAGCTCCTCGTCAGAAGTACCGAAATAATGCGCGCGGCGTTCCCAGTAGCCCGTAGCAGAACCGTCAAAGTCCTGCATCAATGGCGAGTTGGCGTAAACACCATTCGCGAGGTCGAAGCGGTAGAATGTCGCAAACGTGTTTATCGCCACAAACACTTCATTGTCACGGCTGAACTTATCGCTGCCTCGGTTAACCTCGCGGGCCAACCGATATGCTTCGGCAAGGTCCACACTCGACACGTCCAGCAAACCCTTGTCAGCCGTGCTCGCTTCCATCGCCATCAACTTATCAACCAAACGTTTTGTTGTATTCATTGTGCCGCTAGAATACCGATCTGTTAGCTATTGTCAACATGAAAAATCAAATCAGGCCACTACCCGGTTTTCGGTGTTGTCATAAGTTTTGCGGCCAGCGGCGTGAGGGTTTGCGCTAAGGGTTAGCGGAGCACGTTCTCGGCGTTCTGCATTGCCTTCGTGTTGTCTTCCCAGTCTGAGAATGACTTGATCGACGGACAGACTTGCTCACACCTAAGCCGCAGGTGCGCGCAGGAAAGGAATAGTCGCAACAAGGCGCTTTCCATTGGAACGGATTCGTCCTGCGCGTGCTTTCGGCCCAAGTCGTAATTCCGATTACTCTCCGCTACATAGTCCGCGTGAGAGATTGGCACCGGCCATTGAAAGCCGCAGTCTCGGCAACTAGCGGCGTTGTCTGGTGAGCACGCGCTACACTTTGGGCATTGCTTCGAATTCATGGCCGGGCGTAGCTAATCCAGATTTCTTGAGCGGTCTGTAGTTCGACCATTTTCGCGGCAACGTCCGGTTTGATCTGGACGGAAGACCAGTCAAAGCCGCCCCAGTTCAAATCAGGGACGTGCCAAGCGAACGTTTCAGTTTTGCCATTGGCCAGCGTGAGCCAGCCCGCGACAAAAAACGGATAGACTTCGCGTCCGTGGAAGGTTGAAAGACCTACGGCGCTGAGTTTTGCATGTTTCGGTTGTAAGGTTGTCATAAGTTTTGAGAGTTAAAAGCCGCTCACTTCAGACCGGGCGGCAACTGAGGACTTGCCCGCGTGAGCGGCTAAATGGCTCGCGTGATCGTGGAATTGTTCGTTGTGCATAAAATCAAAACACGCAGTTGTTTGTTGGAATGAGTGAGAGGCAACCCGATTCGCCGGAATTACGCAACGCTCGCTTGGCGATTTGCAGAGGGCGCGCAACCGTTGTTTTCGTGTCGTAGTCCAATCCCCATTCCCGGCCAAGGGCGACAAGCGCTTTGTATTCTTGATCCGAGATGTTCACGACGTAGGACACTTTGATTCGGCGCATTTTCATACTTGCCCTTTCACCGGATGAAGCGTCATCGCAACCGAGTCGATGACTTGCTGAAGCTTTCCGCCTTTCAAGGAAACGTCAGCCTTTGCGAGCATGGCGCGCATTACCAGCATTGCCTCGTAAGCGTTACTTAGAGCCTCTGTCAACTCAACATCTCGCTTGAGTGCGTTTTCGCATTGTGAATCAGTGGCGTATCCGCGAGCCACATTCGCTAGAACTGTTATCGGATTTTCCATTGTTGCCTTTCTTCAATCCCGGTCTGACGCGGGAGCTAGCTTCTGGCCAGCGAACAGGATTCAATCACGTTCAGAATCCGCGCGCAATCGGGGGACCTACTATTCGTGAACCAAGGTTTGGCCCGGGTTATATCGGGGAGAATACGGTAGTCACGTCGCGGGGTTTCCCCGATTGTGCTCGTTTTGGCGCCCGTGTAGATTAGGGACGTGAGACAAGAAACAAATTCGCCCGACGTTGACACGGGCAACCAAGTTGTCAGCACCGAAATTGGTTACAAACCCGGCTGGCAAATTTGTACTGTTTTGGCGCGTGCAAGGCATACCAAGGGACAGACTTTCTACCTTCAAGGCGCAAAGGACCACCTTGGATTTTTTGAAGCGGTGAAGCTCTCCGAATTGGAGGACAAATGGATTCGCCTACCAGCGCCAGCGCAACGCTATTTTTTCGGCAAGGCGGTTTTTGGTCGTAAGGCAATTCGGGTATCGCCTGACGGCAAGGTGAAAGTGTTCCAAACCCATGCCTTCGGCCATGACTGGGATATAGACACCGTGATTCTCGATCAGGCTCGCCGCTGTTTTGTTTACGACGAACCGGAAATGCGAGCATACCCATTATGAGTTATCGCAACGATCTTCACCGCTTGATGAGCCAGCCAGAAAGTTGGTTCAGTGGACACACCCCAAATTGGCCAGCCGATGACGACGACCGCAAAACCCTTGTACGTATCAGCGTTGAGATTAAGGATGAACGCGGACTGTCCAGAGAGCAGGCGGGGAAACTGTGCGCGCGAGTCGAGCGCCTGATTAAGGGCCAAGCCAAAACGCGAGTAGTAAGCGCCATCGTATGACTCTGGATAAATTCATTCAGGCTCACAATTCACCCAAGCCCAAGCGGAGGAAATATCCAAAGTGGGAAGTCGGCGATTTATTCTTTCGCCCGCAGTGGCCAACTGTGATTTATCGCGTGCATCGTGTTCACGGGACACAAATCTATTACTTGCGAGACTGCTACGGTGCATGTCCACCGCGAGGAATTATCATGGAAGCTCACGCGGCTGATTCTGTCTCTTGGGTGAGAACACAGCGCAACTACAACAAGTAACACCCCGAACCGGACAGAGCGCCGGTTCTGAGTGAGACTTAAAGCAAAACAAATTTGGAGCGTTCCCGAGCAGGTTCGCGGCCTGCGATTGACGCTTTCGGGCGCATGTCTCACGGCGGGAACGCTCTTTCAAACCGTGAGGCGATATGATCGACGAAGCCAACCAAGCCGAAGTGTTGAACGTGGACGTGCGCGCAACGCACTGGGCGGAAGCGGACAAGGGAAGGTTTGAAGCTTTCCTGGGCGTGCTGGAAACGGTTTGCAAAATATCGGCGCGAAATTGTTGGCCCGAAAGGGGTGTTGCCATGAAAGACGAACTTCACGACGAAGCAGACCAAAGCGCGCCGTATGGCGCTGGCGGAGACGGAGGCGGAGGCTCCTTGCATGGTTCTGGCACAAATGGCCAAAGCACAGTCCTGGGCAACCCGTGGACGGACGATGCCGCCCAGCAGATTGAACGGTTCCGCGCCCACTACAACGCGCTCAAGGCGAGCCATGACAGCTTGCTAAGCGTGGCCAAGCTGCATCTGGCCATGCACGAGGATCAAATGTTTATCTGTGGCGAAGATGACGCCTATAAAGTCGGCGTGAATATCTGCAAACTGAGAAACGCCATCGCGCAAGCCGAGGCGCTGAACGAAAAGCAGCAATGAAAATCCCGGAATCTCATTATCACAATATCCGTTGCCCGCATTGCGGCGCGTGTAGCTCGATTGACTGGCGGGAGTCTGGGCGGTTCTGGATTGCGGAGACGTGCTGGACATGTCCGCACTGTCACGGGCAAAGCACAACGGTTGAGCTGCAAGATGAAACTCGCAAGGTGCTCGCCTACCCCGAGCAGCTAAAATGAACGAACAGCTCTCCAAGTTGGAAAAGTTCTCCGCGAAGCACATGAAGCAAACTAACCCATGAATAACGACGCACAGGAACTTGCTGCGGCTTGTCGAATTGTGGAGAACGTGGCGCGATCACTAGGCAAAGACTGCCAGATACTTTTCACCGACACCGTGGTATCGGTGGCTCCGCTATCGTGGTCTGGCGATTCTACCGGGGAAACTCTTTACGAAGCTTTAACCGACGCTAGAAAAAGCATCGACTAACATGAAGAACGACACATTGGCCGTAAGGCCGCAGCTAGAATTGGCCCCCCAAACATCCACGCCAGCCAGGATGCTAACGTCTCTTGAGATTCTTGAGAGTGCCGTTCGCGGCGGAATCACTTCCGAGAATGTCGCCGTGGTGAAGGAGATCATCGCCATGCGACGCGACGAGATCGCCGCCGAGAACAAGCAGAAGTTCAATCGAGCGTTCTTCGAACTGAAGACTGAGATCGCCAAGATGAATTTCTACGCTGACAAAGTGGCGAAAACAGACAGCGGCCAACCGGCTTACCGCTATTGCTCCGAAACGGAATTGTCAGCCGGACTCGATCCGGTGTTGCTCAGGCACGGATTTACCATGCTATTTGGCCAGCGAGCCGACGCTGAACGGAGCGTTGCGATTGTAACGCTCATTCACAAGGACGGGCACGAAGAGACGCGCGAGTTTTCCGTGCGCTCCGGCAACACCAATCGGATGAAGGACGCCACAGCAGCGGACACGGGGGCGACGACCAGCGCATGGCGGCATTTGGTAATCAAGATGTTCAGCCTGAAATCCAGGATCAACGAGAACGAGGATGCGCGCGTTGAAGGCGATCCGAACGCATTCATCACGCCCGAGCAAGCCGACGAATTCGAGCGACGGGCAAAACTTCTGGACTGCGCGCAATCGTTCCTCGCTTTTGCATTGCCGAACTCCAAAGCGCCAAAGTTCGCCGAGATACCGGCGCACCGCTACGAGGAATTGGATATGTTGCTCTCGCGGAAAGAAAGGCAAGCCAAGTAAACCCAAACACCAACCCAGCAAAACCAATGAACGAATCAGCAACCATCGACGTTGAACAGGTAGCAACCACGGCAGAGCCAGACAGCAAGCTTGTCGTTTACGCAAAGCAAACCGGCTTGGAGAAAGCGAGCACCGAAACACTCGTTGAAGCTTTCCGACCAATCTTCGCCAAGGCGCGCACGGCGATTAACTCCGCTCGCGGCGTCGCGGAGAGCGTGAAGGACGCGACGTGCGTCACTGAGATTCGAAAGTCTCGCGCGTGCCGCTTGGCGCTGCGCGCCGTGCGTCTGGAGAGCGACGCGACACGCAAGAAACACAAGGAGCACGCGCTGCTTTACGGGCGCGCGGTGGACGGCTTCCATAACATCCTGCTGGCGGACTTAGCGCCGGTTGAATCGTCGCTGCAAGAGGCTGAAGACATCGCAGAACGTGCGGAGGCTGCGCGTAAGGCAGCGTTGAAGATCGCACGCGAGAACGAATTGCGCCCGCTCATGGACACGCCGATTCTCGGCGACATTTCCGAACTCACTGAAGAGGCTTACGCCAAGATGCTGGGCGACGCGAAGCTTTTGCGCCAAGCCAAGATCGACGCAGCGGCAAAGGCCGAAGCCGACCGCAAGGCCAAAGAGGAAGCGGAGCGCGCCGACCGCGAGCGTATTGCCGCTGAAAACGCAAAGCTGAAAGCTGAGGCGGAAGAAGCGAAGCGTCTTGCCGAGATCGAGCGCAAGCGGATTGAAGCTGAGCGCGACCAGGAACGACAGGCGGCTGAACTTGAACGGAAGCGCATCGAGGCAGAGCGCGCCGAAGAGAAACGCAAAGCGGAAGCTGAGGCGGCGCGTCTCGCCGCCATTGCTAAGAAGGAGCGGGAAGCCATCGAAGCCAAGGCCCGTGATGAGGCAGAGAAAGCTGCCAAAGAAGCAGCGCGTCTGAAAGCGGAGCTTGCCGCAAAGGAGGAAGCCGAAGCGGAGCAGGAACGGCAGCGCGTTGAGGAAGCCAAACAGGCAGCATTAGCGACCAAACGCGCTGCCGCTGCGCCGGACAAGGCAAAGCTTAAGGCGTTCGCTGCCACTGTTCGCGCGCTCGCGGCCCCGCCTTTCGGAGACGCAATGCTTTCGGTCGCCGTCAGCGATCAGATCGAATCGTGGGCGAAATGGGTGGAAGCTCAGATTGCGCGGATGCCATGAAGATACACGACGGATTCCAACAGCATTCGCTTGAGTGGTTGAACGCTCGGGCTGGCAAGCTTACCGCATCGGAAGCCGACAGGTTAGTGTCGCCGCTCGGCAAAGTGCGAACCGGAGAAGGCGTAAAAACGCTGATGCTGGAAAAGCTTGCCGAGCGTTGGCTTGGTGCGCCGCTTCCAAAGGAAGCTTCAACGTTCGCAATGGAGCAGGGTAACATTCTCGAAGAATTTGCACTCCCGGCATTCGAACTGGAAACCGGAATGAAGTTGCAGCGCGTCGCGTTTATCGAGACTGACGACGGGACGTGCGGCTGCTCTCCAGATGCCGTTGTGGAGGGCCAAGAGATCGGAGTGGAGGCAAAGGCTCCCGGCATCGTGAACCATCTGCGCTATCTACTGGATGGCACGCTCCCATCGGATTACATTTTGCAGGTTCAGTTCTCCATGTTTGTTACGGGTTGGAGCGAGTGGTATTTTACAAGCTTTCGGCGTCGAATGCCGCCACTGATTCTGCGAATCATGCGGGACGAAGAAATGCAGGACGCTATTCGCGAAGCAACGGAGGACTTCAATGAACGACTGGAAGACGCTTGGACCGAAGTTTTGAAACTGAACGGCGGGAAGCCTCCGATCCGACAACCCTTCACGCCCACGCCCGGCCCCGTGCGCTTTACGTGGGAAACAACTCCGCAACCAACCAACATTGACGAGGTGGTGCCGTGAAATGGAAACCCATTGAGGAGTTGGACCCAGGCAAGATGGACTTCGTTATCGTGACGCAAGACGGAGCTGTGCGGATGCACTTGTGGAATCCGTTCAAGCGCGCATGGGAGCGGCCGTATCCAGTTGGAAGCATCGTTCAGCAAGGCGAGGACTGCTTCACGCCGACGCATTGGATGGAACTGCCTGACTTACCATGAAAACCAAACCAGAACTGCTCGCTGAAGCCAAGCAGAGGCACGACGCCGCTGTTAGGCGCGAGGAACAGCACCGATCACAGATCAACGCCATGCGCCGGGACTTGTCAGTAATCGCGCGTGAACGCAAGGCTGCATACCGAACATGGCAATCTTTGATACATGAAAACCAAACAACAACTCCAGACTGAACTCGACGACACCATTGCCATGCTGCAAGACGCGGTTAAACTCCGCAACTGGACGATAGCCGGGCATGCGGCTGGGCATTGCGAAGCGCTCTGCGCGAGACTTCGGAAGGAATCACTCTACTTACAGCTTTCCGACAACAACCTTGAATACGTGAAGGACAGCATGGCCAAACTCGGCGCGCTGCTCCGAAGAATTGAAGCTATGGCCGAAGCGCCAGCTTGAGCAACGCATGTTCAGCGCGGGCCAAGCCGTCCTCGATTCCTCTCCACTGTTTCAATCTACTCCGCTTGTTAGCTCGAATCATTGATCCGTACTGGCGACGGAAGGCCAGCAACTTCGGCCCGATGCCGCCACCTTTGTGATTCTCTCCGAAATTGTTTCGATATGTCCTCATCGCATCGGTGGAGGACATACGCTCGGGTGCGGCACGTACCAACGATCACCGTTAGGCATGACCAAGAATATTCCGGACGTACGACCATTGGTCGCCTCCACCCACTGCCCGTTCTGCAACGAGAACAGGATTGTGTTCTGAAATAGTGGGCGCTCATCCTTCACGCAGGCTTGGATGTCGTAGCCCGGGAAGGTCCACATGGTTCGCTCGCTCACTTCGCAGACCCGAGTTTTAAGTACCGGAGACCATTGATGCTCGTGAACGTTCGTGAACAGAGAAACCACGATTGAGGCTAGAACGTTGGTAATCATTTCACTCCTACATTGACTGGCTTTCCCGCCTTGCCGCGCGGACGACGCACAAGCAGCGTATCGCTGTAGTCGCTGTCGATGTAGCCGAATGCCTGGGCCTTCACTCGCACTTCATAGCTCAAGTCGCGCTGCATCTGATCATAAAACCGCGTAACGGGAAGCTCATTTGTGGTGGACACCGCACTGTAGAAGGGCGATCCAGTGCCAAGATTGAACAGTCCCAAAGAGTAAATCACGTTCGTTCCCAGCGGTGTGCCGCCAGTATCGTTTGTCACCGCGTTCCATGTCACGACGTTGGTGCTGCTCAAGTCGATTTGTGCGTGAGAGCACAGGATCGAGAGCAGCAAACTCAGAATAGCGATCTTCATGGCCCAGTAATTCCGAAGATCAATCCGTTGCTGATTATTAGCGTGGCCACGGCGGGGATCACGTAATTGGTCGTCAGCGGCGTTGCCCCGCGAATCCTTACTGCATCAAAGTCTCCAACAATGGTTCCGTTGTCTGAATACGCCACAGTGCGCTGTGATCCTACGACGGTGAAGGCTTTGGCGTAGTTTGTTCGATACGGGAACAGTGACGATCCGATGTCTGCGACGTTGGAGCTGTTGGCTGTCAAAGACCCGTTGAAACTCACGGCAAGCGGGGTATTGGTCGTGTTCCCGAGTTCGAACAAATTACCAGACGTATGGGCGATGGATGTCCCCAAGGTGTAAGCAGTTAATCCGTCAGCTATTGCTGGTTTTAAGGAAGTGACGATTCCTCCTGAGTCGGAAAGAGTTAGCCACAAATCGCCCGTGTCATCGGCCCTTAGATTAAAGCCCCACCCGTCTTGCGTCAGCCCAGTAATTGCAGAAACTGTGGCGTTTGAGCTTCCGCTGACGCTAAGATCGAGGCTGGAAGACCAATTGTAGTCCGTGCTGTCGGCACGTTGGAGGTAAACAGTTGCCGACGCCGGATCACCAGAAGCTGCAAAACTTTCAGTGAACAAACCCAATACGCTTGGATTTCCGCCGTAATCAGCTAACGTTGATTTTCCCAAAAAAAGGCCACCATTGCGCCCAATGGACATAGCGTTTGTAAGCACCGGCTGAAGCACTCCGGCGTTGTTGGTCCAAAACAGATTCGTGCGATAGGCGTAGATCGGAGGCGCAGCCCCAAATACCGACGCGGCACAAAACAGGAACATCAATGCCAAAAGCTTTTTCATACGATTTGCTGCCACGCTGCGCCGCCTGCTGGCCAGAGCCAGCCTGTGCCAGCAGCCGTGTTGATGTACCAATTGTCCACAGTAGGATCAGCCGGAGCCGCCACGGGATCAACGGCCCCGCTTGAAACAACACCGCTGCCGCCTCCACCACCTCCGCCCCCGCCGTTCTCAAACAAATACATCAAGGCGGCAATCTTGGCTCCCTGCGGGATACATTGATCGTAGCACCGGGAAGCATCCATCAATTCGGCTGGAGTCATATCAAGTTCTGCGGTTTGTAGTGCCAGATAGATCAGCACACCGAGTTTAGCGCCGTCCGGGATGCACTGATCGTAACAGCGCGAGGCTTCCAACAATGCGGCTGATTCTGCCATTTAAGAGTATTCGCCGTCCATCTCGTCGAGCTTCGATCCGGCCATTTCCATGCGAGATTTTCCGGGTGATTCTGATTCCTTGGCTTCCTTGATCGGCTCAACTTCAAGCTCGTCTTCCAGCACGCCGACGACTTTCACCTTGTATTCGTCGCCAACCTTGCAATCGCCGCCGAACAGGGACTTGGGAAGCAGCGCCGTCTCAGCGCCATCGTCTTCGCGCTCGTTCTCGGTAGCGTTGGAGGCTTCGCCTTCGGGATACATGTCGTCAGCCATAAATCAACTTTCAAATAGGGCGGCGTCGCATCTATTCCACGCCGCCCGTGTTCCAACCCCCGACTCCGAAGATTAGTCGCAGAGATCGTTCGCCGAATTGTAATCCTGAGCAGGGTATCCAGGATTCGTCGTGCAAGGCCCAACCACAGTGACGCACTGCGGATTGCCCAAGTGGAAGATCGCTTCTTCCCATTCAGTTCGCGCCGGACGCACCCAATAGCGGAAGTCCGCTTGGAATTTGCCCTTGTTGCGCCGGGTGTTGTCCACGGCAATCGGATTCCCGTTCACGTCGCAACCGTTCGTCAGGTTGTCCATCACGAAGCGCCAGCCACCGCCGAAGTTGCGTTTAAGGAATGGCATCTGGCCATTCACTGCGACGTTCTCCTGCGTCAGAAGCTCGATGGATTTCTGATGATGGATAAAAGACATCCGGTACTGCGCAAGTTGGTAATCCGGGTTGTACTCTTCCTTGAGGCCGGGCTGCTGGCCCGCGCCAGACGAAGCCACGTTGCGCTTTGGCAGGATCAACTGGAATTTGTACGGATAGCCCACCACGCCGCTGGTTGTCGTGATGAGGTTGAACCGAAGCTGGCCCGAATCGACTTGAGCCGCGTAGTTACCGATTTGCCCGCTCAGGCCGTAGCGCCAGAATTCCGAGGCCGCGTCCCACATCTGAAAACGCCAATTGCCTTGGATTGTGGGACCATTTCCGAAACCCTGCGAACCACCGAGATGATCCAGATACCAGAGCGTATCCAAATCCGTGATGAGCGGGAACAGCGGCAGATTGCCTTTGCCGGAATACGGCGTGGTACCAAAGAAGCCGCGTTCCATCAGCGGCTCGACTCGACGTTGAAGCATCTGCGGCGTGAGCATCGAAGTCGGAATCGCACTCGTGTAAAGGTACGCTTCCTGAGTTGTGCCCGGGATCACATCCCAGAAGTGGTTGAACTCAGTCATCGTCGCGTTGGCCACCCATTTTTTGTCGGCCCAGAGCAGGAGCGATTTGCGGATCAACTGCGACGTGATGACAACCGTGGACGGGCGGAGAATCTTGGAAACGTATTGTTCGAAAGTTTCCTTGGGATGACTGATGGGGATCATCGAGTCGTAACAGAACAGGTCTGATTCCCAGCTTTGCGCCAGCGCATTGTAATCACGCCGACTGGCACCCATGCCGATCTTGGTCGCAGTCGGATCGCACGGCGAACCCACGCACGCCACATTCGTTACCGCGTTCCACTTCTGCGTGGTGTCCGGGTAAACGGAGTGCAGCCGATCTTGATACAGGGTTGTGCCCACACCGGCTTTCTGTGTACCGGTAGAGATGTGCATCACGAGGCCGTCTCGCGGGGTGATGTCCACCCAGATCATTTCATCGTAATGCGGCTGTTGATCGACGAGGAAATCCGTGAAACTGCGTGCGCTACAAGCCATAAAAACTCCAAACGTTGTTCCCTCGCGCGGCTCTTAAACGCACATGCGTCAAGGCGCAGCGAGACTGTTTTGTGAACTGTTTGAAGCTGGCGATGGCTCCCGGGCTTCCGCCCTGAATGTCTCGGGTATTTCACCGAGCGCCTGTAGAACTACATCCTGTATCGTCGGATGAAACCGTGTCAGCGTTCGGATTCCACCGAAGGAACCGCTAACTGCGCGGAAGATAGGACATGGAATGTCTTACCGTCAAGTACCGATTTCGTTCATCCAACACGCAGGCCATTCCGTGCGAAATTTCTCTCGGATTTCTTTGGATGTTTTGAAGGCAAGATGCGAGGCAGGCGCAAGCACTTTCAATTTCAGGTTGCACTCACAAAGCTGGCACGTTTTCAAATTATCGTCGTAGGAGGTTTGCAGCTTCAGTTCAGAACGCGCTTCCATCAACGCTTTGATGTCGTCTGCTGCTGCGCCGGACAGTCGCTGCAATCCTTGCGCTGGTTGGTTAAACGGACACGAACTACCATCAAATCCACTCGTGGCGCAAATCTTAGCGCGCTGTTCAGCAATGGGAATATCTACAGACTCCAGTCCATCCCCAAGCCAGTCCACGAGCAGTCCCACTCCTGCCGCCATTCGTTTAACCGTGCCCGCAACTTCGGCAACCTTGCGAAAGCTGCGGGCCACCTGAAAAGACGCGGACGGCATCTGGGGAAGCTCACCCGGAACCAAGTACGCTTCGCCGCCCTTCATCTTGCGCACGATGGGTTCGGTGAAGGCAATCACTTCGCGTTGCACAAAGTTTGGATCAAGCGAAAGATTCGGCCAGCGCCCTCGATTGGCTTCCCGCACCTTGATGATCTTGTCCACCACCGCATCAATCCCAAGCCCGCGAAACTCCGTCGCGCTCTGTGGCCAATCAATTTCGGGCTGATGGAACCGCCAGCCCCCAGGCGGATGATCGCGCAACGATTTGAACATGGCCAAATGTGCCAGAGCAAAACAAAGCTTGCAATGCTCCGGTTCTTGATTGATAACACCCAGCGTGTTGACGATAGAAAAACAAGTAATCATTGCAGCAACAGCGTGTGCTATGCTGCTGGCCTTCTGTCTGGTGACGCTTTCAAAGTCTATGAAGGCTGGAGGACTCAAGGCAACAGTTACAGAAATATGGATCGGAAGCACTAACTCAGCATCAACCAATGCCCGCTCCAATCCATGACAAATTCGCCAACGATAAATCGCTCGACAGATTTCAACGCTATCGTCTTCGAAGGAAAGCGCGCGGCGTGGAGAGTCTTCAGAGACGTTACCAGAAACGACATATCCGCAAAGGGCTATGCGCGCTCTGCCCCAGAAAAGCCGATGGCGGAACAAGGCGCTGCCGAGTTCATCGGATCAAAGTGAAACGCAAAGAACAGTTTGGAAAGGAACAATGACTTTACCGACAAATCTGAACACGACGCTTCTGGCACAAATCCTCGTGAGTCCGTTGCCGGTAATAGATTTGGATGCCATCGGAATCGTCGAAATCGAAACTCAATTGCTAACGCTAAGAACGGAAGAGGCGTTTGTGCTTCGATGTCGTTTCAACACGCCGAAAATGACTTTGTATCAAACCGGACAATTGATGAAAATATCACCCGGTCGAGTGCGTCAGCGAGAATCGAATGCCTTGCGCAAACTGCGACATCCGGTGCGAATTCGGCCAATAATGAGAGCCATCCAACTACCAAATGAAAGTTACTGAATTCATCGTCGGCGCTGGATTGGCAGCGGTGCTCATGGCCATTGCGTTCATGGCATCCATGTTCGTCGGCGGACAGTATCGCTCTGAAACATTTATGACAAGTGTTGGAATCATGGCTTTGGTGCTTGGCTCCATCCTGTTTGCGACGCGGAGGCAGAAATGAATAATGTCGAATTTGCAGAACTCATAAAGCGCGAGAACACAGCCAGATCGTTTGGCTTCACGTCGAATCACTATGTTTGCACGGAATGCCTGCGCGATGGGAAATCGGAAGCTGGTTCGACTTATCTTGACTGGCCAACGCACGAGATTGACGGGCGTACAGTATGCGAGAAACATGCAACGCGAGGGCGGAAGTGAATGGTGATGACATAGTAGGGCTTGTGATTTGTTCTGGCGCAGTTTTTTTCGCGCTGGGGTTTGCCGTTGGCATCCTGTTTGAACTACGAACTCGATTCGTGACAACAAATAAATGTTGATCTGCCTCTTAACCCATTCCGGCGACATCGCTAACGCGCGCCAACTCCTGTCGTGGATCGCACTGCTCGACGGCAAGCTGGAGCACGATTGCCTGATCGTCTGCGATGCAGGAGTTCCATATCGCGATGCTGTTGATTTACGCGATCAGGCGAGAACCATATTCCGAGAAGTTAGGTTCACAACGAACGGTACTTCCGTCAAAGGCTGGCCCGCTGGGGCTTACTCACTGTTCAAAGCTGCCGTGCGTTACGTGGCGGAGAAATGGCAGGAGCCATTCCTGCTACTGGAACCGGATTGTGTGCCATTGAAGAAGGGGTGGCTGGATTCTATTTCCGCTGATTATTCTTTTCACCAAATATGCGGGCCTGTGCCATTTGTTGGCCATATCTATGAATGCCAGCAACCCGGACTGCCAAATAAGTTGATGAGTGGGATTGCGGTGTATCCTTCCGACACTGCTACTCGCTTCGTTCTTCGAGATCATCCAGTTCACTGGGACGTGGACAACGCCGAAGTCATGGTATCGCAGGGTGTTCACACTCCACTCATCAAGCATTTCTTCGGAGGCATGGCCAACGGCCAAGTAGATTTGAATCTGGCTCCAACGTTCGTAGCTGAGAAAACTGCCGACAGTCCAGTAAACGCCTTCGATCTAGCGTGGCTGGATAAAACTGAGGCCGTGCTGTTCCACCGAAACAAAGACGGAAGCCTGATCCGGCTTTTGAAGCGCCGCCTGTTCCCGGAAACGAACGACAAGATCGTTGTCGTGTTCAACGTCTTCGTCGGCGACATAGCGTTGGCCGAGAAACATGCGCGCTGGCTACAAAAAATGGGAATGAAGTCTGAACACAAAGCCATCGTAGCCTATGACATCTCGTGTCCTATCATCCTTGTGCAGCGGCTCTTCTCAAAATTGAAGACGTGCTTTGCTCAAGTGGACACGTTCATTTATCCGCGGCCACAAGGCCGTTACCCCCACACTGCAAATCAGGCATGGCAGCACACAGCCCTGCACATGGCAAAACAAGAATGTCCGTGGCTCTGGTTTGAGGCTGACGCCATCGCGCTCAAGAAAGACTGGATCGAGCAACTTCAATCTGAATACGACAGATCAAACAAGGCCTGGATGGGAGTGATTGTGCCGCACATGGGGCACATGACTGGGGTTGCTGTTTATCCGAATGACGCTGCGATTCGAATGCCGTCCGCAATGAAGGCCACGGATCAAGCGTGGGACATGCTGACGAAGGAGGAAGTAGTTCCGCACTGCCACAATAGCCGACTGATGTTCCATCTTTGGACGCTTGTCGGTGGAATGCCACATCCGGCTGGCGGCGGAGATGAACCGCGCGGGATCACAGCGGAGCAATTCAAACGATGGCCACTGGGTAACACTGTACTCATTCATCGTCTGAAGGATTCGGTTCTGGATAACCTGATAAACGGCGCGATCACGCTATGAACGACTGTAAAAGTTGCGCCTACTGGGAGCCAAATCATGAAGTGCCAAAAGAACAAACTGAAGATGGCAAATACAGGTGCCTGCATCCAGATGTCGCGATTCGAACTCGCATTGATTTCGGATGTGCCTACCATCTTGGCCAAAACTCAACTGAAGCCAATGTACCAAACCACACTCGCGACGGCACTATGGTAGAACCAAATCCAAATCCAGTGGATGGGCCGACAGAGATTCTGATCGTCAGTCACGCCAAGGATTTTCCGTGGTTGGAACTGGCGCTCCGCTCCATCATCAAATTCTGCAAAGGCTTTCAAGGCGTCACAGTAGTTGTTCCGGTAAAAGATTTCCGAGAAGCAACCGATTTGGTGATGCCGATAAATTGGCATTTCAACGTGGAACCATTCCCGGAAGTGCGCGGCAAAGGGATGCTCCATCATATGGTTAAGATGGCCGAAGCTGAGTTGTTAGTACCGGAAGGAACCAAATACGTCCTGCACAGCGACTCAGATTGCATCTTCAAAATGCTGACGACGCCGGAGCACTATTTTTGGAACGACAAGCCGTACTATCTGATTCGTTCATGGAGCAGCCTTGGCGTTCCTGATCCACGCCATCCGATCAATCGCATCGTTTCTGATTGCGGCCAGTGGAAACCAGCGACGGATGCTCAACTTGGATGGGACACGGAATGGTACACGATGTGCATGAATACCGCCGTTCTACCGATTGATTTCTACAAATCGTATCGTGCTCATGTTCAGCAAGCGCACCGGAAAGACTTTGAGCAATACATGCTGGAAGGACGAAATGAATTCCCACAGGATCGCATGGACTGGACAGCGATGGGGGCATTTGCTCACCGCTTTATGAATGAACGCTTCACTTGGTTTGACGTGTGTAACGGAAACCCGTATCCAACCGACAGAAAACAGGCCTATTGGAGCCACGGTGGAATTACGCCAGAAATCAAATCCGAGATCGAAGCGATGCTGGCATGACAGTCACCGATTTCAACATAGCAGTTGTGGATTCGGACAGTCATTTGTCGCAGTGGATCATCGAACAACGCCGCCTCGATATTTCAGACAAATATTGCCGTCTTTTTGAAAAGTACATTCCGATAGGAGGAACAGTTGTGGACGCTGGTGCCTGTCTCGGAGATCACACTGCCAGCTATTCTGAAATGGTGGGGCCAACAGGAAGAGTGTTCGCGATTGAATCCAATCCGGCAGCTTACCGATGCCTGCTCCACAACATGAAGCCGTACCTGAACGTGGTGAAGTTCATGGTGGCGTTGGGAGATCGTACGGGATTCGCGCGGATGACAGAATCCCCGGCAGAACCGAATAATCTTGGAGCAGAACGAGTGATTTACGGGGAGGGATCAATTCCAGTGCGAACGTTGGATGACCTGCTTTGTGTATCGTGCATGGACAGGCTCGACTTCATAAAGATTGACGTGGAGGGGCGGGAACCCTGGGTGATCGAAGGCGCGCTAAGTTTATTGGGCGCATTTCATCCAACGCTTCTTATCGAAGTAAACAAGCCGGTGCTGGCGGCATTCGGTAAAACAGAATGTGACATTTACCGCCCATTGCAGGCATTGGGCTATGAGATAGAACCTTCAGAACCGCACCACACTTTGAGTATGCCCCAACTAGATGTCCTGTGTACTCGCAAATGATAAATCACGCTGAAATCACTCGGGTTATGCAGGCCAAGGAACGGCCCGGAATCGGCATTCACCCAAATCCGTACGCTGATGAGCAGCCCGAATGGAACCGCCGTAAAAAATTCTTTTCGGAACGATCTTTGCTGACAAAGAAAATCGAGTCATTGATGGAACCACGCTTCATCACCACGCCGGAAATAAGCGAAATGATCGAAGCGCTTATCGTGATGACGGATTCTCGAAAGATTCTGGAAGTTGGCATGTGTACCGGGTTTACCTCAATGCACATCCTGAGGGCAATCATCGGGAAGAAGGGGGCGTGCCTGGTATCGGTAGATGCCCGGCCCATGCTGGATCGGGAATTCTTTTCTCACTTTCCCATTTTCCGTTTCCTTGAAGGCTGGTCCCAGGATGTGCTGACGGGACTGTACCCACAAGATTTTGATTTGGTGTTTGTGGATAGCGATCACTCTCTGGAACATACTCAAAAAGAATTTGAAGCGTTGAAGCTCATTACGCATAAGGGAACCGTGTTCCTGTTCCACGATGTGCCACTGCGCAATCGCCCGGATGCCACTGAAGCTCCGCCCATACGTCAATGGTTGGAATCAATGAATAAATCGGGAGAGTTGACGGGTGTCTGTATTCAGAGCTGTCAGCAGGCGGACTGCCTATTGATGTGGGGCGATGGCTATCCCAAAGAATGCAATCCAGGATTGGGTATATTCGTGCGGACATGATCGCCGTATCCAGCATTCGAAATTTCACTGACGCCAACCATGAATACGCCCGGAACCAGATTGCCGCTCACGAATCGTGGCTGCGAGTGTTCAAAGCCATCGTCTATTTCAACGAACAGCCACAGCCGGAACTTCAGGACGAACAAACCAGCTTTGTTCCTTCCGAACCATTCCCGCAACTCTATAGACTCGCCGAGTTCTGCATGTGCCAGCCGGAATGGTGCTCGATTCTCAACGCGGACATTGTTGTTACCCATCTGCTTCATCACGTCGAAAAAAAGCTGGATAAGTGTCGCGCGAATATGGCCACGTCATGGCGTCATCAATTCGATCCTGCTGTCGGCCTGCAACCCTGTGAGCGCGTGGACAACGGCCTTGATTTCTACGCAGCAACACCGGACATCTGGGCCAAGGTTTATCAGGATTGCCCGCCAGAACTCAGGCTCGGTGCAATTCAGTGGGACTCATGGTTGCTTTCTTATTTCAACTCCAAGGCCAAGCGCGATTTCTACGACATCACGGATTGGAAGTGCATCCTGCATCCTTTGCATGGCCACCGAGCTTACGGCCCAGCACCGCCGCCAGTTCACTTTTATGGGATGCCAGGGATGACGAGTTTGAAACTGTGATTTCGCCCCACGGAGCTAAACGCGGGGGCTAGAGCACTGGATCAAGGCATCTACGATATGACAACACGCGAAGAATTTACAGTCCGAATCTACATTCAATATAGACAGGAAACGCTCGATTATCCGACAATTTTAGGTGATGAACACTTCGAAGCGTATCGAATTCAGAATGCTGTTAAAACAGCCGACAAGCTACTTACAGCGTTAAAGGACATCCCGGAGGGCTACAAGGGGGCCATGCGTCTGCCGGACGATCACCCCGATTCTGCCAAACGAAAGCCTTGAGCCGAACGGGTTGGACAGATAGTGTCCCACCCAGATGAAGTTCACCAAGCCGGAAGCCATCGAGCAGGAATGCTGGACCATGAAGCTGGCCGATCAAGAACGCGCCCGCCGCCGGGCATTGATCGACGAACTGTTCAACGGGTTCCCGCCGTATTCCCCAGAAGAAGTAGCTCAAAACAACATTACTGAGAATGCCAGCTTCCTTGAGCCATCCCGAATTCATTCCGATGCCACGAGCCAATGCCGAAATGCGCTACTGTCCACGAACCAGTACGTCACGGTAAAGGTGGATCGCGGCCCAAGTCACAAGCGCAGCGAGTATTCAACGATCATCACGGAGGAATTGCGCAAGGCCACGAAGGACGGCGCTTCTGCCCTGCGCTACATCGAGAAGGAAAAAAACGTCTCGTCACAACTGATCGTACACGGCGTTGGCCCTACTGTCTGGGGTGATAACGAGCGCTGGTGCGGCTCGATGCAGCCGATGGAAGATTTGCTCATCCCATCGCGCACACTGCTTACGATGGAGAACATGGAGCACTTCGCCGTCTATCGTCGCTATACTCCAGGAAAGCTTTGGCAAATGACGCATGGCGCGAATGTCGATGCAGGTTGGAAAGTGGACGTAGCAGAACGCGCTATCGCATGGGCCATGAAGCAGGGCACCGGACAGGATGCGAACGATTACACCACCGGCTTCTCCCCGGAACGACTTCAGGAAGACGTAAAAGAGAACGGCGGAATTTGGAACACGGATCAGGTCTGCACCATCAACGCCTACGACTTTTTCTACACAGATTACGACGACGAACATTATGGTTGGAAACGGCGCATGGTGCTCGATTGCCCGGACATAGCCAGCATGTCGATAAACGGCGGAAGACTCGGCAAAGAATCCAAGAACATACTCGGTGATCGCGGACGATTTCTCTACAACAGCGGAAATCGCACATACGCCGATAAGCTGAGCGAGATCGTCCACTTCCAATTCTCCGATGGCTCAGTTGTGGCCCCTTTCCGTTATCACTCCGTTCGTTCGCTAGGGTTCCTGCTTTACTCAGTCTGCCATCTCCAGAACCGGCTGCGCTGTGCCTTCACAAGAGCCGCATTCGAAGCTTCTATGCAATACTTCCGAGCCAGCGGCAGCGCTGACGTTGATCGGATCGTAAAGTTAGTGCTGACGGATAGAGCGGTGATCCCGGACGGGATAAATTTTCTGCGTCCAGAAGAACGCTGGCAGGTAAACGAGAAGCTGATTCAGACAGTGCTGAATCTGAACAAGGAACAGATCGCGGACAGTTCCACCGGCTACAATCGAAACTTCGGCCATGAAGACGCTGGCCCAGAAAAGACAGCAACTCAGATCACAGCAGAAGTAAATGCGTCATCGGCCCTCGTTGGTTCGATGCTTCAGAATTTGTATCTCTACCAGAAGTACCAGTGGAAAGAGATTTGCCGCCGCTTCTGCATCAAGGACAGCCGGGATGTTGACGTGCGCAATTTCCGCGCTGGTTGCATCAGCCGTGGCGTTCCTGAAGAATGTCTGAATGTCAGTTGTTGGAACATCTCCGTCGATCAGATTCTTGGGAACGGCAATAAGCAACTGGCCATCGCTCAAAGCCAGCTTGTGCTCGGCATCATTGATCGGCTTGATCCAGATGCTCAACGCACTGCGCTGCGAGATTTCGTTTTCGCTGTCACGGGCGACCCAGCTAAGACAAATGAACTCGTGCCACAAAATAAAGCTGCCGTTACGGATTCAATACATGACGCCACGATCAGCAGCACCACGATGCTGCTGGGAACCACGATGGGGCTTACGCTTGGCGTTAATCATTCCGAATATGCTCAGGAGCTGCTGCGCGCAATGGCTATGCAAGTGCAGAAAATCCTGCAACGCGGAGGCGTGGCCACGCCCGAAGAATTGGCTGGGCTTCAAATTCTTGCTGGCCAAACCATCGACGGGCAACCGATACCGGGACCAAATGGGCCTTCCAACGGAGTGGCAGAACATCTGCGAATTCTGGCGCAGAACAAAGAGAGCAAGCAAATCGTTAAGCAGTTGGGTGACGCGCTTGGAAAATTACTGAACGAAACGAAAGCTTTCTCACAACGGCTTCAAGAAGCACAAGGCGAACAACAGAACGGAAACGGGCAAATACCGCCTGAGCAACAAGCCAAAATCATGGCAGAGATGGCTAAAGGCCAAGCCAAGATCAAGCTGATGGCAGATACGCACGCTCAGAAAGCACGGCAGAAAGAACAAACTCACGCGCAACAATTGCAGTCGAAAGCGGACGCGGCGGCAGTCGATAGCGCACTCCGAATCAAAGAGGCGGAAGTAAATACGACCATTGCAGATTTGGAAGCAGCGTCTAAAATCCAGCGGCAAGCTGCCGAGCCTGCCGCTGAATAGTAACCATAGCAGTACGCGCCGCATCGAACCTTAGCTTAGCAAACCGCACCGCGTCATGGCGTTCCAGAAGAAGTATCTGCGAGCTTCAACATCGTATCGGCAACCGAATCAAGAAATCCAGATTCTTTGAGTCGTTGTAGCCGTTCGCATACATCAACAAATTCTTTTAGTCTTGCTCGCTCTTGTTCGTAATCCTTATCCAGAAAGAACGCCCGCACTTCTCGACACGACGCCATCAACTGACGCATCTCCGTGTCCAGCGCCATTCGTGTCATGCGAAGTTCTTTCAATCGGGAATCACAGGTGTCCTGAAAATCCAGCCAACCCACTTTCCACTGGGCGCACATCACATCCATTGCGGCGCGAGCGTCCAACGCCTTGTCCATCAACTCTGATGAGACATCAATAGCTTTGGCTGAACGCTTAATCATCTGCGTGGATAACTCTGCGTTAAATTGCTCGTCTGTTTTCTTTTCATAGACGATTTCTTCACCCTGCATTGGATGGCGATTTCCCGGCATATTTTTTGGACTTAAACTCATACGCTTCTTCTTTCTTTCGGTTTTCTGGTTGGGTTGTTTAGGTTGATCTGGTGGCGGTTGGTTTATCCAAGACGACTTGGCTAACAGCATAGCGGCGGCACGATCAATCGGTTTCCAAAGGATCGTTCCTCCTGCAACTCTCTCTTTACTCGGGCGTAATAATCGCAGCACAGGTCGTGGAGCTTCTCCTTCTGCTCGCCGTTCACCTTCCACGGCGTTCGCGCTGACCATCTCCACATTTGGTGTGCTAATTCCAGAATCGCACTTCGTTTCACGACGTTCCCATTTCTTTATCGCTTGCTTCAGATGATTGAATTTCATCGGAAACCAGCAATTAAAACTGCAACCGCCTGCTGATGTTTAGAGCGCAAAGCCGGGCGGCGTTGCCATCAACAGACGGCTGCAAATTGTTTTGTGGTGTTTTCACTCGGCTCTAAATCGAGTGCGCCGACGTTATCGAATCCAGTTGTCCGTGTCAAGAACTGATTGACAACACCGAGCCGCATCGCGTAAAGTTAGGACTGTCGAATGACACCGCACGAGCCGCGTCCGCTTAAAGAAGAACTGGAAATCCTGAAACGCCAGGTTCAATCAGCTATCGAGATGGAACAGCACGGGCAGTTGCGTGACATGAGCGAGAAGGAAATCCGAGACGGAGTTCAAAAATACGGCTACGGCACGTTTCTGATAGGTGATTTCGCAATCCGAAGAATTCAATGACACCAAAGCAACGCTTCCTTTTGACTTCAGATGCCGAGAAACATCGCGCGATAGCGCACGCGGAACCGTTCACGTCAGCGCTCGCTCATGCCCTGCTTCAATTGCTGGAGGAATTACCAAAGCCAAAGCCTGAAGGAATGGAAGACGATGGCTTGAGGGCCGCAGCAAACCAGTACCGGATCGAAGGCGCTGTGAAGTTTCGGGATTTGATCCAAACCATAGGAGACAAGCCGGTGGAACAAGCTCGTAACATTCCGGGCCAGATAGATCACAGATTGAAATAAAGTATGCCAGCAGAATTCGCCACAGCCCCCGCTCCAGTTTCAGCACCATCAGTCGCATCTCCACCTGCCGCCGCACCAAAGTCCGCGATGGATTTGGCTTTCGCCGCGCTGGACGCCAAGGAAGATCACAGCGGAGATGGGCCACAGCCTGAGCCAAGACGGGAACCAGAGAAGCCTGCTACCGCAAAACCAGCAGATAAACCCACCGAGAAACCAACAGAAGTTGCTGACGCCAACAAGCCAGTCGATAAACCAAAGGAAGCAAATGCCAGTGACGACCCAGTCGGCGACGAGACAGATCGGAGAGTTGATAGCAAAATACCTGAAAAGCCAGTTGAGAAAGCTGGAGAGGGAAAGCCGAAAGAAAAGCACAGCCTCGGGTATCTCTACAGGGAGAAGGAAAAAGAAGCCGCGCAACTTGCGCAGGAACGCGACACCCTACGAAAAGAAATTGAGACGCTGAAATCCAAGCCAGCAACGCCCGCTGATGATCCTGAGAAAAAGCAGCTCTCTGAACGGCTTCATGAACTTGAGGATCACATCCGGTTCGTGGACTACACCAAATCCAAGGAATATCTGGAGCAGTACCAGAAGCCATACGAAGAAACGGCTTCCGCCGCAGTCTCACGCGCGACTCAGCTAAAAGTCACCAACGAGGATGGTTCCAAGCGCAACATGACGCCGGATGAATTCTGGCAGATTGTTCACATCGGAGATGAAGACGACGCTCTGGCCGCAGCCGAGAAACTGTTCGGTGAGGGATCGCTGAAGGCACAAAATGTCATCGAGCGCCGAAACGAAATTGTCCGCGCGCACAACGCAACGGAAGCAGCCAAGGAGAAGTACCGGAAGGAAGGCACCGAGCGTTCCAAGAAAGCGCAGGAGCAGTGGGAAGCGCAGCAGCGTCAAGCGGCTGAACAATCCACTGCTCGCGCCGCCAAGTTCAAGGAGATGAACGAGACTGGAGAGAAACATGAGAAGATGAAGGACGTGTTTGCCGCAGCGGAAGGAGATGCTGAAGGTGCCGAACTGCTAGCCAAGTATCGTCACGAAACAGATCGGGCTTTTGCTGGTGGGGCACAATTGAAAGAGGGTGACGAGCCGTGGACGCCAGATCAATTATTGAGCAAGCATTCCGTGATTCGAAATCGCGCCGGGGCGTTCCCTTATGCCGTGCGACAATATCGAAACGCTGTAAAGAAGATTGCCGAGCTTGAAGCGAAGATTGCTGGCTTTCAAAAATCCGAGCCGGGCGATGGCGAAGTCAAAGGCGATGCCCCGACAGCCGTTGCCGATGCGTGGAGTTCCGCCAATGCCAAACTGGAAGCGCTAAACAGGGAGCTTCAATGAGCATCCGAAAGATTCAACGCAACGGACAGAAGACGCAGCAGAAGCAAATTCCGCCGCCGAATGAAGTCATGTTCATTCGCTACTTGAAAGAGCGTGACTTGAAATCAATCAATCGTGATTGGGTGATTTGGGCGTTCAGCATGCTGTTTGAATCGAACAAGGCGCGCAAGGTTTGCAGTGAGGAATTCATCAAGTCGTTGAATAAACCTGAGCCTGAGATGGAGCCGCCTACCGAAACACCAACTCCCGCGCCTGCCTGAAGTTCTGCTGGCGCTCGTTCAGTTCGCGCATCCAGCCATAGTTTGAATTCTCCACGGACTCATTGGCTAGCTTTGAGATCAGGAACCCTCGCCGACGCGCTCCTTCGCAAATGATCGAGAGCCAGTCCATCAAATCTGGAGAACGCCCCACGCGCTCTTTCATGTCGAGCTTGGTTTCGAGTTCTATCTTGTCGTCCTTGGTGCGATCCCACTCGCGCATACATCCTTCCTCCATCACTTCGTCAGTAATGCCGCGCAATTGATCTGCTTCGATGGCGTATCGCACCGTGAACCACAGTTCCGTGACAAACTTCACGTAATGCTCCTGACAGAGCTTCAGCCGCCGCACGCGCGTCTTTGGATCATTGATGTAGTGATCCATCGACACGGGCCGTTCAGACGGTTGCCCACCAAATTCCACCGGGTTGCACTCCGCGCTCCATGCCCGGGCCAGTGCCGTTCCAAGCGAGCCGCGCCCCGTGGCGTCGTGGTACATGTTCTGCGGAAGGATTGAATTTCCTTCACACTCACGCCGCACAAACTCCGCGATCTGGTATTCCGGTTCTTTCTCGCTGCGCACCGAAATTGGAATAATGATCGGCGGATGGATCAGCAGTCGCACTTTGCCGTCCAGACACATCCCGAACTCGCCCCAGCCGCCGACATCCACGGCGCCGGTGTCGGATCCGAACGCCGTCATGATGCCGGCCAGCAGGCGATCGCTCTCGAGCCAATCGGCGCTGGTCACGTGAAAGGGGATCGTCGACTGCTCGCCCCACGCGGTGCGGCCCTCGAACTCGACGTAGGTCTTGCGCGTCGCGAAGCGGCTGGCGCCGATGTTCACCCAGTCGGGATCGAAAGTGTAGATGAGCGCCGCACCGATCGGGACGTGCGCGATTGGGAGGCGGGCTGCGAACGGTCCCCACACCTTGCCGAGCCGCTCCTCCTCGCTCGTCAGCTCGCTCGGCGCGAAGC